TTGCCGCAGACGGCTTAGTGTCCACTACATCAACCTTGGTATCAACCTTGGGAGATATAGTTTCTACTTTCTCCGTAGTACCGACCCCTTTGTTTTCAGGGATTGGTGAAGTAGTAGTCAATGTTTTCTTTAACATCTGATGGGATAACCTGTTCAGAACCATGTTCTTTTTGGTTTTGGACACGTTCAAACTCCTCACTTTCCATATATTCATAGAGTAGATCTTTCCATGTTCTCACTTCCTTTTTAGCTGAGCGGAAACGGAATTTAAAACCTTTCTCAAGGCTAAAAACCTCACGTATAGGCATCCCCGTTAACGACAAACCCACCTGGCTTAAAAACCGGAATGGATTTGGACATAACGAAGGAAGGACACCCCACTCAGTTTTGAGATGAACGTCAGTCCTCAATAAGCTATCCAGAAACTGGAATTGCTCATAGTCTGACCTCGGTATCAAATCACTGGCTTCCCATTGAATATTTGGTATTTTAGGAAACCCAGAAGATTCACCCTTGCTCCTCTCCATCAAGCTAATAATTAGCCCCTTCCGTAGAGATTCAATTCCACGGGAGTTATGGAGGGACTCACAACGTAAACCAAGGCCCCCATACCTTTTGGGTAGTGGACCTAATACGTGTAGAGCAAGGTTTGCCCTCTTATCTACGAGATATCGAACGACTCTTGGGAAAACAGAGCAATAATCCCAATATAGAGAAGATATTGATGACCAAGTCAATTTCTTCCATTTTATTGGAGTTATGTCTTTTCCCCTATAAATGATTCGCCCCGCAAACTCAGCACAATAAGAGCTGGTTAGGCTTTTATTCGCTGATATTGGAACTTGGTATTCCGAAAGAAACCGTTTGTAGATAATATAAACAGTTCGATCGGCGATTATTACATCGTCACCAAGAACCCTAAAAGTATTAACGGGTGATACCCCTACCATCTTACAGATCGCAAAGAGGACCATATTGTGGGTTAGAGAGAAAAGAGGGAATGATGGGCCTAAACCCATTGCCTGTCCTTTTCTCACTGGATGTAACTTTTCGTCCAGTGGGTTATAGACAGAACTCCGAAATATATAATCCCGGAGCTCCTTCTTACACCCTAACTTTATAAGTACTTCCTCCTGGAGGCTTGAAGGGAAGTTCCAAGTAGCATCTTTGAGGTCAACTGACCAGACCTTTCGGTCTAGCTCTTGACAAGTCTTGATGAACTTAGGCCCCTCATATTGCCTAAAGGTGCAGTCCGTTGGAATACTGTCCAGTAAGTCCAAGAGTTCCCTTTTTAAGGGCTCAAGGGCTGACTGCAATAGTGGATTCCCGACAAGAATTAATCGGGTCTTACCACCGGAATCACCAATAGGTGTTAGATTGCCCATGAAGTCAGATCCAGTTCTTCTCGAAAGTTTGGAACTGTTAATTTTATGGTCAAACCCTCCGTATTCATCCACGAGTTTGGCAACAAATTTCCCCCAGGTGCCACTAAGGCCTGGGCGAATTGCAA